AATAATTTAAGCTGGGATGGGTGTTCCTCATATACTAATAATAAACGAGAGGTGAAGCCTCCTCCAATTGCACTTTTAGGCATAGAAGTTATGAAATCATCCCTAGTTGTAGCTGCTAACATACTGAGGCTGGAATTTTTAATAACCTGTTTGCCTCTACCCTTAGTGTGGTATTCCCACTTACTATGGCTATCATAGAATGAAGTAAGTACTGGGATAATCCCACGCTTCATTGCGTCTGCACTCAGGAATACAGATAATTCGTCGGAAAATATAAGACCATAACATTGTTCGTTAACCTTAGACTCAGTTATTGCATCAATCAAAGCTTCAGGGGTAATCTTTTGAGCGAAAATCATAGGAGGCTCATCCATAGCGATAAGTAATTTACGACCAATACCTACCGCTACGGACTTCCTACATTTAGCACTTGCTGCTATCATGATTATATAGAGGTTTGGGAAAATTGTATATTTAATTCGTGGGAGCCAGACATTACGACCTACAGCTGCACTGAGAACGGCAAAGCCAGTCATTAGGTTGAAGGCTTTAGGGCTTTCTTGTTCTTTAGTGTATTCAATATAGGTGTCCAGCCAAGGCTGAGGACATTTTCTCACTTAGGTATCTCCAATTTTTTAAGATTACCCCAATTATCTCCTACCTTAATATCAACAGGGATTACCATATGCATGCTATTAAACAGACCATAAGCTATATCCAAATGTACCTCAAAGAAATGAGTTATAAATTTAAATAGATGTAATGGGTCTACATCCATAGGTACCTGCATTAGAACTGAATCATGCACCTGCATAAGTATTTCCCAATCTTGAGGTAGGGCATTCCAAGCTCTAACTAGACTATGGTTAAGTAAATCACTAACTGTTGCTTGAGGTACATAAGCTACCGCTTCTTTGATGAGTTGCGGACTCCATCTGTTAAAGAACGTTCTAGCTCTGCCAAGTGGAGTTCTAAGCGTTCGTGTTTTCCGTAGCTGTTCCTCAACTTGTCTGTGCCATAGTTTAATGCAAGGATACATTGCGTGATACTGATTAAGTAATTGTTGAGCCTCATTTTGGCTTTTTCCAATGTGTGCACCGAATGTCCGTGCTCCAATTCCATAATTAGCTGCATGCACCAGAGTCTTGCCAAGCTGCCTTTCTGCTCCAGTAACTTCTTCAACTCGTTTCCCAAAGATGAGTGCTGCATTTCTAATGTGAACATCTCCGTTGGGATTAGAAAATAAAGCTTGTAGCCTGGACTCACCCGCAATGTAGGCAACAACTCTTGCTTCTGCTTGAGATAGATCAGCGTTAACGAACATTTTTCCCTCGTTGGGTATAAAAATACCTCTAACGAGGTTCCCCCTAGGGATGTTTTGCAAATTGGTGCCGAATCCATATATAGACTCACGACTTGATAATCTTCCAGTAATAGTTCCCGTAATAACATAGCTACACCGTATCCTTCCATCACTCTCTATTGGAGCTTGTATATAGGTTGATAATAATTTTCTTGCCTTTCTAATATCTAAGATTAATTCAAACACTGGGTTCGGGAATTTCTTAGCTAGTTTCTCAACAGCCTCTGCGTTAGCTGTGATATTATTAGTAGCCCTATTCCTTTGAACAGGAAGGTTTAGTTCCTTGTATAGGAACTCCTTCATTTTTTTAGGGGAATTAGGATTAAGGTCGTGTCCTACAACAGCTATTAACTTCGTCTGCATTTCCTCTATGTTTTTAGTAAGAGTAGCGTCTATCTCTGCACGTTTCTTCATATCAATACGTACACCCCTGCGTTGCATTTCCATTAAAGGTTTAATCAATGGGTGGGAATATTCTCTATAAAAATCATGGGTTCTAAATTCCTTAAGTTCCTTTTCTATTTCCATAGCACATTCCCAAGTTGCAACAGTATCTAGACAATTATACTTCCATAGTTTATCTGGTCCACCATGTCCACTATCTTTATAGTATGGACGGAGAGTGTATATAGAACATAGGAAATCCAAACCCTTCCTAAGCTCTGGGTATATACAATGAAATGCTATCATAGTATCCATCCAAAGATTAACAACTTTGACTCCCCATTTATCTCTTAAATAGGTCATATCAAATTGAGCATTTTGTGCTATAAAATTAACGGTAGGGACTAGGAATAGCTCTCTTATTTTCTGCACGATAGCTAGTTCTTCCTCAGGTGTCCACCAGGAATTTCCACTATAACATATAGGGATACATACAGAATCTTGTTTAGAATATGCAAAACCTATACATGTTATTTGGTCACCTCTATCAGTTTCAATATCAAAGGTAACATATTTTTGAGATTTCAGAGCTTCAATACAAGCAATTGCTTGCTCAAAGGTAGGATTGATTATAAAGTTGTCTTTATAAGGGTGGGGGAATTCAGGGAACTTGGATTGCTCCTTAATCCTGTGAAAATCCATAACACTTACAGGACGAAACTCATACTGACGCATTATCATTGCAGGGTGCAGAGCAGGAATAACCTTAACTCCTTGACACCCTAGGATACTTCCTCGTAGTAAAGTAATGCCTCTTTTACCAGTAAGAGCATATAGGGATTCATTACCTAAAGCAACAACCAAATTAGGTTTATGTTTCCTAATGAGATTGTTTATTCTATCATGGGCATCTAGTAACTTCTGTGTTGGTACTCGTTTACTTTTATCTTTATAGAATACCCCAAAGTCATTCTTACTTGGGCGTTCTTGGATAACATTATCTATGTAAATATCATCTCGTTTAATTCCAACTGTGCGTAAGATACCATCTAGTATCTGCCCAGAACCTCCAACAAATGGACGACCAGTTCTTTCCTCATTAGCTCCTGGACATTCGCCTACTAGCCATAGCTTAGAGCTTAAAGCTCCTTCTCCAAAAACCTGCATAGATACTCCTTATTTTAACGGCTTACCACACTCAGGACAAAACCCTACATTATTAGGTATTTCCTCTCCACAATGTGGACATATAATAGTGTCTTTATTCTTGGTCATTGCTTAACCTTTTACAAATAGCCATATGGTATGCTTCATCTTTCTCAACTACAATAGCTCGTCTATTGGTATCTCGAGCAGATTCAGCAACCACACCACTACCAGCAAAACCGTCAAACACTATCTCACCAGGTAAACTAAGCAGGTTTATAAGTTCTCTTATAAGTTCTGCGGGTTTCTCAGAAGGATGTATCTTTGTATTACTTGGGACTCTCTTGGTATTAAATACATCACAAGGAGTACCATTTATTTTCCGTGTTCCTTTACGTGCATGAACAAACACCTCATAGGCATGGGTGAATGTTGTTCCTTGAGATGCATATGAACCACTACCCTTGTTCCATATAAGTGGCATGTGGTATACCCAGAAACCATGTTTTTCTAATAACTGCTTAATGCGAGGAAACTTATCTATACCACAGAAGAATACTGCGTGTCTATCATTCTTAAGCACCCTAGTGAGTTCTGCAAAAACCTTATCTAAGAGGTCAAATGTTTCAAAATCCCCATCTGCATAGGTCTTCTGTAATGTACCTTTACCAAAAGTTCCAGCGTTGTTAATATCAATACCATATGGAGGATCAGTAAGTATCAAGTCAACACTCTCTGCGTCCATAGTCTTAAGATAATTTAAGCAATCATCATGTATAACATTAGGAACATCTAGGATACCTTTATGTTTAAGACGTTTAGCTAGTTCCTGTTGTAACATAGCTTCCTGTTTCATCTTAAGTTTCTTATAAGCTGTAGTCTTGGATTTCTCCTTCATCAGTTCTGGGAAGGCTCTCATACCCCTAGCCAACTGAATGTCCATTGATACAGTTCCTAGGGATTCCCCTAATGCAGCTGCAGTATCTTTCAACTTCCAACCACCAGAGTCATGCCCTTTAATTGCAGACCCCTGTAACTTTTGCTTAAGTACATGCAATTGATTTTTAGCACTAACTTCTTCCTGCCAAGTGAATGCCTTGCGTTGGATATTCTCTTCAAGTTCTATTTCTTTCTTCTCTAACTCACTTAACTCGTTTATATGTTTGACCTCAATATCCTCTGCCTTAAGGAACTGGTGAGCTCTAAAACGACGTTCTCCTGCGATTAAACCATTATTCTCGTCAACAACTATTGGATGTATAAGTCCATACTTTTTAATAGAAGCTGCGAGAACATCTATATCAAGGAATTCCTTTCGGAATCTATCACCAACGGTGATGTCCTTCATTTTTAGTTTCATTTATCCTCCTTGGTGGTAAGACATTTTAGCATTAATAAAGTACCACAGGTGTTACACCATCCAACATCATTAAGGGAAACTGATTCACTAATGTTGGTACTGTGACATACTGGACATACACGCTTCATATAATCCTCCCACTTATAAACACCTTACCCCTTGCCTCTGCGTGAGTCATTATTTTACCGTCTAACTCTACTTTACCATCAAGGGCTAAGCCATCTATTCTTACTAACTTGTTGTTTGAATCCTTAACTATTTTGTACTTTCCATCGGGGATTTTAACCTTGGGCTTTGTAGTTGTGGTTGTTACAGCTGTTGGCATATCTGCTACTAATGAAGGGGAAAATACTGATGGTATCTGCACTGTTGCTGTAGTTTCTGGAAGTCCATCAATGACCTTATCTAATATAACTTTAGCACAACCAATCTTTACTAGAGTGTTATCAGGTGTCATATCTTCTTGGTCTAACATTTTGCTTATTGCTTCTAACATTTTCCTTAACATAAAAACTCCTTTTCATAATTTCAAAAATTGAACTTGTGGAGAGGCTGGCAGTTGAATAAGCCCTTATTGGTGAGATAAGGTTTGGTTCTTCTGCATTCTTAGCGTTATAAATTCTAAGTTACAGGCTACCACGCCACAACCTCTCCTAAGTCCCTTAGTTATTTAACTGGGATGAATTTCTTGATCTCGTTAGAGAAAACACCCTGGTATTCCTTAATACCTACCTGTGCATCTAACTCTGCACCAATCATAGTATCGGTATCTAGGTCTGCCCATGCTATACCTAGAGCATCAGTTAACTGACGTAACCTGAATTGAGCTCCAACTTTAAGTGTTGTGATCTCAAAGATATGACCAGGTTTCCCCTTACCATTTATTGTACCTATGTTTGGGTCAGCTAATTCCAATTCCCAATTAAGGTAAGGTCCAGCAGGTCCTTGTCTCTCATCAACCTTAACTATCCTTAGACGATACTTACCTGCTTCTACGTACCCAAAACCTGTTGCTTCTGTGGTCGGATCAACTGTAATCTTCATGTAAATCTCCTTGTTTCTACTAAATTATTATATTAAATCACCCCTGATGTTTATCCTCTGTATTATCACCTCCCCGAGGTTTAGCATCCTTCTTATGTTCTTCTAACCATTCCTTACGACGCAGTGCTTTCTCCTGAGCTTCAATTTCTTCAAAGACATTTTCTGCGTCGGACATTCCAGGAATATATTTTTTCTTATCCATTATTTACTCCCATAAATTTTACTAAAGTCTGCTTCTACCATCTTAGGTAAATCCCTTGAGGTTCTACAACTACGCATGGAGTCTCCAATAGTATTCATTTCATAAGTTGCCTTATCTCCTCGGATAGTCTTCTGCATGTAATACACTTCCTCAAAGTCCTTACCAATCTTACCTGCCATTTGACCATTGATTAAAGGTCGATAGCTAATCTTACCAGTAAGTTCGTCTTTATCAGCTTTCTCATGGCAAATAAAAATTACATTAGCTGGTAATCTTAATAGGGTATTGTTGACCTCTTCATAGTTTGAGAGTAGAGCTCCATATAAAGGTAAGGTCATAGTTGCAGTTCCATTAACAGCCATTAATAATCTGCGGATATGCTCATCCATAGTTGTGTAACTGTCTAGGACAACAGTATTAATCTTTACCTTTGCTCCCTTGTGTTCAACAATACATTTGTCTGCAACAAGCTTCTCAATCATATCAACGAGGTTCATATAACCTAGTGGTCTCTG